TTAGAATTCGGTATTATCAAATTTGCGAAGTATGCCGAGAGGACTGAAATAAATAAGGTAGTTCCTACACTCCACATACAGGCCGAATTTCTCTTTATAGTGGGCAAGTGTTAGATCTAAGAAATCTTCCGTCACTCCCAAAAAATCAGCTAAATCATAACGGTTACAAATACATGCTTCAAATGCATCGATGAGTTTTTCTAAGGGTACTAATTTTTCATAGGCCCAATTTCTGGCTCTTTTTTCTTGCTTTATATTGGAGGTGTTTTTCTGATCTAGAATATTTCCAAAGGATGTGCGATAGTGTCCATATTCTTCGGCTAGAATACATGCTTTTTCCTTTTCATCTATAATACTTGAAGGATTAAGTGTTATCACATTGTCAAAATATAAACCTTTCAAAGATTCGCTGTGGAATTTGTGCTCTATTACCTCGACGCCTTCCTTTTCAAGCTCCAAAATTAAACTCTCATAATTCATGTGACATCTCCTTGCGCAAGACTACTTTTTTCTTTTAGAGGCTATGAATTTAATGAAATTGCTGATCTCTTCAGTTTCTTCCTTTGTAAAATTCATATTTTCAAAATGAGCCGCGATGGTGGAAGGAATGTTTATGGGCTCAACCGAACTTCCAACTTTCTGGGGGGGGGTTGAAATTGGATCTTGGATGGAAATGGAGTTTCCACCCAAGACGATATCATCGGGGGAGTCAGTTTTGCCAATAAGATAATCCCAAGTGCATTCGAAATGATCGGCAATTTTAGACATAGTCTCTTCAACGGGGAGCTTGTTGGATCGTATATGATCTAATTCCTTTGGCGAGATGTCCAATATCGCACCAAGAGAGCTCAGGGACATGCCGTTTTTTTTACATAGCTGAATAAGGTTACTGAAATCTATTTCTTTGTCATCCAGGAAACAACTCGCGGTAACATTTAAAGCTTGAGCAAGATCTATTAACGTGGTTAAGCTTGGATTATATCGATCCGATTCCACGTCAGCTAGATAGGACCTTGAAATTCCGGCCTTTTCTGCAAGTTTAACTTGAGTAAGACCTTTTTGTTTTCTGAATTGTTTAATTCGCTCGCCCACACCCACGGTGTTCCCTCCTTGAATATTTGTTCGGCATATCAGACATTTATATTATAGAGCAGAATTGTCGGAACAACAAGTAATTTAATTTTTCAAATGTGACGGAAATACAAGTGAGTAATCGCAAATTTAAGTACGAGCTATCTAATTAAACTCAGTAGGGGTTTTTTCGCCTTGAGCAAATGACGGATATACAATACAATTACCACTAGATCAACAGAGAAGGGAATGACGGAAATACAAGATGAAATAGGACAACTGCAAATTAACCCGAAAGAGGTAAAGATTGTTGACGTTTATGAGAGGAGGATGTAAGAATGTTAAAACTCAAAGGGGATATTATGGATGATCAAGCAGAGAAAAAAAGCAAAAAGCCTGAGTGGTACCTGCTAACGATCAGAAGACTTTCTCAATATCCGGAGGATAAAAAGCGGCTTTGCATTTTGAATGCTCAGCTGGGAAACGAACTACCTAAGACGACAGCGAGCTACTCCCTAACTCCAGCATCCACAAAGACTAGCGATCAAACAGCGGGGATTGCTTCAAAACGTTGGGAGACAGCGCGAGAGATTAATGAGTGTACACTTCGTATCAGGGAGATAGATATTATCCTCGCTGGATTTGGAGAAGACGAAAGGAAGATAATTGAGTATCGCTACTTTAGTAAACATAATTATGACTGGTGGGTAGCAAAACAGATGAAAATACCTCTTCGGACTTATTATCGTGTAAGAGATGAACTGTTGTCAGAGGTGGCTATTTTATTAGGAATATATAAACGTGATTAGGGGAGTTGGGAGTGAAAGTTTGGCACTTTTTTGGCAGAGGGTTTGCACTTTGTTTGGAAAAAAGCGTGATACAATAATATTGTGAAAGAAGTTAGGAACGAGACCCGCTCTAACATAATCCTCCTCTGGCTAGAACGCTCCGATGTTTGGGGCGTTCATTTTTATCTCATTAAAGCGAGGTGCAAGCCGTGAAAACCAGAACCAAACCCTGCCCCTTATTCTCACCAATAAAACCAAAACCAAAACTTAAAGAAACCTGTGCCAACTGTTTAAAATGGACGGGGAAGCTATGTGGGGATAAAGGCGAGTTTAAGGAGAACTACGAGGATACCGCCCAGTTTAAGGCTTGGGACCGGATGATGCGAAGAAACCGAGGAGTAACGATGGTATGAGCGAGATTCTGTTCCGGCTAGTTCTTTCAGAAGAGTCAAGGTTTGGGGACAATAGTTCTAACAATCGGGGCTAAGCAAGTCCTTTTGGAAGGATTGAAGAGAGGGGGGTAATACTCTGACACATTAAGAACTCTTATCTGAACAGCGATCATGAAAGACTTTAAAGAACTCATTAAAACAATGTCCATTAGAAAAATTGGACAGCGCCCGAGATTTATGAGCCAAAGCTAATCAGCTTGCTCTAAAAAATCGTAATCGGTCGAGGTCAAGGAGATGATTTGATGATCACCGTCAATAGTGTCCTAGATGGCGTTATTGCCGCTCTGGATCAGAGCTTCCCCAATATTGGCACATACAGCGAAGAGAGTGATCAAGGCTTGGTAGAGCCTTATTTTTATGTAAAGCTGTTTCCTATGTCACAAAATCAGCTGCTGGGTCAGCATTATCAGCGCAATCACTTATTCGATATTCATTACTTTGCAGGGAGTAATGAGGCCTTACATGACATGGCTGAGCAATTGTATGACAAACTGGAGCTGATCAGCGTGGACGGCGGCCTCGTTAGAGGCAGCGGAATGCGACACGAAATTGTCAACGGAGTACTTCATTGGTTTGTGGCTTACAATTTTCATGTTAAGCGAAGTGTTGAACCAGATCCATTAATGGGGTCTATGAGACAGGAGGGATATTTACGTGGTTAAAACTGAAAAAAGAGATAAGCAGCTCCCTAAGATTTATAGTAAACAGCAGATTTTGAAGTCCAAGCAATATTTCCGCAAGGATTTGCTGGAGGCGCTCTTGGAAGAAGGACAGAAATACAGTCACGATCAGGTCAAAAAGATTCTTGAGGATTTTCTAAAAAGGGAGGCTAAATAAGATGGCAGCAGGTACATGGACGACTCAAAATAAAATACGACCGGGAGTGTATGTTAATTTTAAATCAGAGCCCCAGGTAGTAGGTGCACTTGGAGAGCGAGGGATTGTTTCTCTTCCGCTTTTGCTCTCATGGGGTGAGCCTAATAAAATCATCAGCCTTGAGGCGGGTGAAGATACCTTCGTCAAGCTGGGCTATCCGATGGGGGATGCCAAACTGCTTTTAGTTAGAGAGGCTTTGAAACAAGCCAAAACCCTGCTTTTATACAGACTTAATGTTGGGACAAAGGCAGCCGTGACAACTGGTAACCTTACGGTCACAGCCAAATGGGGCGGTATCAGAGGGAATGATGTGTCTCTGGTCATTCAGGAAAACATTGACGATAATACTAAATTTGATGTTACCACATTAGTGGATGGGGCTGAAGTAGATCAGCAAACTGTTCCCTATATCGCGGATCTGGTAGAAAATGATTGGGTCGTATTTTCGGGCACAGGAGCTTTGACAGAAACGGCGGGCGTCCCTTTGATGGGAGGAGCAGATGGCACGATCACCAATCAGACTTATGTTGACTACTTGGCAGCAGTCGAGATCTATGACTTTAACACAATAGCCTTGCCTTCGACAGACGATACTCTTAAAGCAACATTCGCAGCGTTTTGCCAACGTCTTCGAGATAACGAAGGAAAAAAGATTCAGGTCGTGCTGGAAAACTATCCAACAGCTGATTATGAAGGCGTGATCAGTGTGAAGAACGGAGTCATTCTTGCCAACGGCACAACCCTCAGTGCAGCTCAAGCTACTGCCTGGGTAGCCGGTGCAACTGCAGGTGCTCAAGTGAATGAATCTCTAACCTATCAGGCTTATGATGGGGCAGTGGATGTAGCTCCGAGGTATACCAATGCACAGATCATTGCAGCGTTGCGGGCTGGGGAATTTATTTTCACAGCCAATGACAACCGAGCCATCGTCGAGCAGGACATTAATACTCTAACCACATCGAGCTTAGAAAAAGGTAAGCAGTTTGCCAAGAACCGCGTGATCAGAGTTCTCGATGGAATTAATAACGATTTTGTCCAGCTTTTCAGTGAGTTTTACATTGGGCAGGTATCCAATAATGCTGATGGACGAAACCTGTTAAAAACCCAGTGTGTCAAATATATGGAAACACTTCAGAGCATGGATGCTGTCCAGAATTTTGACTCTCAAGCAGATTTGACAGTCCAAACGGGTAATGAATTAGATAGTGTCTATATTGAGGCATATGCTCAGCCGGTAGATTCTATTGAGAAAATCTATGTGAAAGTGCAGGTGAGATAAGCTATGGCATTTCTTAAAGCAGAAGATGCAATATCCGGAAAGCAAGGTAAGGCTTTTGTCACAATTAATGGCCGCGTGGAAGAGTTGTTTTATGCCAAAACAGTGGAAGCGACTATCGAAAAAACGAAGGCTGATGTACCGATATTGGGAAAAACCAACGTCGGCAAAAAGGCAGCCGGTTGGTCTGGGACCGGAACACTGACGATTTATTACTTTACGAGCATGTTCAGGGCGCTGATGATGGAATATATCAAGACGGGCAAAGATTTTTACTTTGATCTGCAGATTGTCAATGAGGACCCTGCCTCTACAGTTGGCAAACAGACCTCCGTCCTCAAGGATTGCAACTTGGACAGCGTGGTGGCTGCAGCCTTCGATGCGACGTCAGATGACCCCTTGGAGGAAGAATTACCCTTTACGTTTGACGATTTTGATCTTTTGGACCAGTTTAATGCTCCGGTTGTGAGATAAGTCGTATCCTCGTGGTAGTTATCATAGAAATCAGAAATTCTGGAGGAAGAGAAAATGAGTGATTTACAAGCATTTTTTGCGCAAAATGCAGGATCTGATCTCAGCAAAGAGGTTGTCATATCCGAGCGGTTTAAGGACAATGACGGCAAGTCAATACCCTGGAAAATCCATAGCATAACTGAAGCTGAAAATGAAGAGTACCGAAAAGCAGCCACTCGGAAAGTTAAGGGAAAAAATGGTTCACAGCAGTCTGAAATAGATCAGAACATCTATCTGGCCAAAATCATCGTGGCAAGTGTCAGCTTCCCTGATCTGAAAAATGCTGAGTTGCAAAAATCTTACGGCGTCATAGGCGCTGAAGAGCTGCTGCGCAAGATGCTGTTTCCCGGTGAATATGCGACCCTTGTTCAGCAGGTGCAAGAACTGAACGGTTTTGATCAAAGCCTGGAAGACCTGATGGATGAGGTAAAAAACTAATTGAGGAGGGCGAGGGTGAGTGGAATTACGCTTACTACGCCCTCCACGAACTCCATATTCCCCCCGATGAGCTGGCCCAAAAAACACGAGAAGCTAAGGCCGCTATCTTTGCCATGATTGATATTCGAATTAAAAAGGAAAGACAAGATAGGGCGAAGATAAAGAAGAAATAATGTCTAGTGTTCCTAAGCTTCTTCTTTTCCTATTTGACAGGGGCAATTGATCAGTAGGATTTATAAGGAAGAGGATTGTACGACGGAGATATTGGCAAGTCTTAAGCCTCAAACTTGCCTGATTTATCTTTCAGCTTGTGTTAAAATTCAACAATTATGGTATGCTAAAGACAGAAGTTACGTATCGTAACAGCAAGAAGCCATGCTGCAAACATGACTCCTTGTGTAACAGCCGCTTAAAAGGGCGGACGGCTTAGGGTGACGGATAGACCGCAAACCTTTCGGCAGGGGCGGTCTATTTCCGTTTATGGAAAGAAAGTATTAACACCACCAATGTCGCGAATGAAATCATAAGCCGACCGCCCTGCAAGCCTTTTCTGTTACCAAATTTATCATAGCATATAAGCACTCGAAACAGAGTGCTTTTTATTATGCGCAAAAGGAGGTTTCCGATTTGGCAACAGTTGATTCAATCTTGAAGTTTTTTAATGCATCCTCTCGCGTCCAGGCAACTGTCGAAATGTTTACGGAGTTAGGAAAAGCAAGCATTGGTGGCGCAATGGAGCAGCGAAAAACTCAAGATATGTTTATCGCCCGGACCGGAAATACAGAAATTGGGACTGCCATGTTCGATAAGTTCAAAAGGGAGGCACTCGCCACCGGGCAGGATGTCAATAAAGCCTTGCAGAGTAGTCTTACATTTCTTTCGTCCACCCAGAATGTAGACCAACTATCCAAGCTGAATGATTTTGCATTTCGTCTAAACGCTTTTGACAATGCTGGCAATGGGATTGAAGGGGCAGCATCCGCTGTTAAGGAAGCGATGTCCGGCAACACCGCTTCTTTGGCTAAACGCTTCAGTATATCAGACTTCGATATGGAGGCCTTTAAAATTGAGGATCTAGGCAAGTCGGGAAACATTGATGGTTTCATTAAAGCGTTTGATCAGCTCCTCGAAAAACAAAATATGGGACAAGCGGCCTTTGATCAAATGATGAAGTCTCCAACAAAACAGTTGGAAATTTTAACGAACAATATGAAATCCAGCTTTGCTGATGCAGGGCAACAAGCCACTGAAGCCCTTACTCCTCTCATGATTAGATTGAATGATGCCTTTCAGGAGGGAAGCTTTCAGCCATTTTTTGAGGGTCTGAGCATAGGTTTATTCTTGATCGTTACCGGCCTTCAGTGGCTCGTGAGTACCGGGGAAGGAGTCTGGCCTCTTCTACTACAAGGGTTATCAATGATTGGCGATGTCGCTTATAATGTGGGAATCATTCTTGTGGGGCTCTCTCCATTCATTCTAGGGATAGCAGCAGCTTGGGGAATCTATAACGCAGTTATATTTATCACGGGGACACTAATTCCATTGATCACAGCGCTTACAGCTGGCTGGTCCCTGGTAACTCTCCAATTAGCGGGAGCAATATCGTTTGCCTTATTAAAGCAAAGAGTGTTCAATTTTGTGATGAGCATGAATCCTATCGGAATAGTTATAGCTTTAATCGTAGGGTTAATCACAGCATTAGGGACCTTCGCTATAGTCACAAACGGCATTAGGAATGTATTTAGCTCAGCTTTTGGGTTCGTTGTGGATGTTGTTCAGAGCGCAATAAACTTTATCCTTGGAAGTATCAACAATGCTATCAATGCGATTAACAAAGTGGCTGGATTTTTCGGTGACCTTCTAGGCATAGATGCTAAACAGATACAGGAAATCGAATTTCAGGCTGACTTCTCCCAATTTAAAAAAGCCGGACAAGATTTTATTGAAAATATCAGCCTCGATGATATTAAGAAGAAATTTGGTCTAGCTGATTTGGGAAAGGCGGATACTTCGACTTTGGATCAACAAAAAATCTTGAATAGCTGGAACGGAGGAGCAGGCAGTATTCCCGCCATCGACCGCGTCAACGAAGTCGGTAAAATAAACAACACCGTGGACATCTCCAGCGAAGACCTAAAGACTATGCGTGAACTGGCTGAAATGAAGAACATTCAAAACTTTGTGACCCTTACTCCGACGGTGGCCGTGACAACAGGGGATATTCACAACGGGCAGAGTGTAGATTCAATTATAGTAAAGATTAAGACGATGCTGGAGAGCGAAATTTCCTCATCTGCTCAGGGGGTGTATGCGTAATGCCGTATGGAATAGAATTGAGCTTTAATGACAAGGCTGAAATCTTTCAACTACCTGTTATGCCGGGGTCCCTTGAAATCAGCGAAGCCATAAGCAGCAAGACTTATGACATTGTTGGTTTAAGAGAAATCAATGTGATCAAGAATCTCAAGCTCAGCCAATATGGATTTAGCAGTCTTTTCCCTGCTCAGCGTTATCCATTTGTAACGGTACAAACCCTTTTGCAGCCCATTGAATACGTAAGATTCATCGTAAAGTGGATGGAGTCCGCACAGCCTATTCGCTTTATTTTTATTTCTGATCGCTACAATATCAACACCTTGGCCAGTATTGAGAGTTTCGACTGGAAAGAAGTAGCTGGTGGGGCAGGAGACATTGACTACAACATTAAGCTGAAAATGTATGTACCCTATACCGCACAGAAGGTTGAGATCAGCTCAAATCCAAGCGCTGCTGGCGTTGCGACAACAGCAGCTCCAGCGCGCCCGGATGAGACACAACAGCCTAAAACTTATACACTCGTGGCTGGTGATACACTTTGGGCAGTTGCCAAACAGTTTCTTGGCAACGGAGCACGTTGGCCGGAAATTCAGAGAATAAACGATATTACTGATGCCGAGATCAAGCGACTGCAGATCGGCAGGGTTTTAAAGCTGCCCTAAAAGGAGGTTCTTGGTTATGCTGAAAATACTAATCGATAAGAAAGACGGCGACGTGTGGGACATTTCTAGCCTGGTAGCCGATGTGAGCTGGAAAACCAGCCGGATTGGTAAAGCAGGCAGCTTGGACTTCACACTCATCAAAAACGCCCCTGGCCAAGACAAAACGTTTAAATATAGTAATGGGGATATTGTCAGCGTTCAAAGGGCAGAAGATGGAGCCAAGGCCTTTTTTGGCTATATTTTTTCCATTGATGGGGGAAGGGATGAGGCAGTTAAGATAACTTGCTATGACCAAATACGCTACCTCATGTCCAATGATACTTATGTGTTTACCAACATTACAGCGTCTGAGGTGGTTCAAAAGATCGCTGCCGACTTCAATCTCAAGCTCGGCCAAATTGATGATACCGGCTACAGGATTCCCACCATGAGCGAAAACGATAAAAAGCTTCTAGACGTCATCTGCAAGGCGTTGGATCTAACCCTTATTAACTCTGGAAAAAACTACGTCTTCTTCGATGACTTCGGTTCTTTATCCGTTAGAAATGTAGAGGATCTGTTGCTGGACTTTGTCGTCGGGGATAATAGTCTCATGACGGACTATGTCCATAAACTATCGATTGACTCCGACACCTATAACAAAATTAAGCTTTATAAGGACAACAAAGACACCGGCAGGCGTGAGGTCTATTGTGCCCAAGACAGCGTAAATATGGCGAAGTGGGGCGTCCTACAGCTCTACCAAAGTGTGGACGAAGACATGAACTCTGCTCAGATCAATGAGCTTCTTGATACGCTGGCCACATTGAAAAACCGAGAGTCAAAGACTCTGAAGATTGAAGCCATCGGCGATCTTCGGGTAAGGGCAGGAAGCTATGTTCGAATCCAGATTCAAGAGTACGGAATCAATCAGCCTTTTCTGGTGGATGAATGTACCCATAGTTTTGACGGAGCAGATCATAAAATGAGCCTAGAACTTAAAGCAATTATGAAGGTGATATAATGGCAAGTTTACTGGATGTCATAAAGACTGCAGGAATGGACGCAGTGGGAGCCTCTAACCCCGTAACCGTGATGTCTGGAGAAGTCATGACAGTTAATCCGCTCAGTGTGATGGTCGATCAACGATTCACGCTTACGGCGGATTTTTTAATGGTACCGGAAAGTATGACTTCGTTTGAACTTGATCTCGAGCATACTCACCAATACACTGACGACGGTTCATCGAGAAATAGTGCCAAAGCTCTAACAACCAAGATCGTAATCCGCGGAGGTCTCAAGGCTGGAGATATGGTTCTGTTGCTTCGAGTTCAGGGTGGTCAAAAATTTGTAATTTTAGATAAGGTGGTGACGCTATGATTCCTGTAGGGAGAACCTTAACCAATGATGCGATTCAAGAAATAGAGCAGCCGTCACTCACTTGGAAGCTGGATGTGGCCAAAGATCGAATTGTAGGCAGGTTAGACGGAATCGAGGCAGTCAAGCAGTCCGTCTATAAGATATTGCTGACTCCACGCTTGCACCATTTGATTTACACAGCTAACTATGGTTCTGAGCTCGAGAAGTTAATCGGTAGCAATCCGATTTTTGTCCAATCGGAAATAAGCCGGATGATTGGAGAAGCCCTGACTCAAGATGATCGAATTTCTTCTATTGAAAATGTTCAAATCACAGCTGCAGGGGATGGTCTATTGATTGAATTTACAGTGATCAGCAGCTATGGGAGCTTTGATATGACTCAGGAGGTGAAGGTTTAGTGTATGAAGCACAAACTTACGAGTTAATACTGAAAAGAATGTTGGACAGGGTTGACGTAGACCTAGACAAACGAGAGGGCAGCATCATTTATGATGCCCTATCCCCGGCTGCAGCAGAGTTGGCTCAGGCCTATGCAGGGCTAGAGATCAATCTAAGGCTATTCTCGGCTCAGACTTCAAGCGGAGACTATCTGGAATACAGGACAGCAGATTATGGAGTAACTCGTAAAGCTGCTACGAAGGCACTACGGAAAGCCCTGTTCTTTGGAAAAGATAATCTACCTTTGGAGGTGGCCGTGGGCAGTCGCTTTTCCATAGAGAAGGTTAACTATCAGACTATGGAAAGAATTTCAACCGGTCAGTATAGTTTGGAGTGTGAGATTGCAGGAAGCAGAGGAAACCAGAACTTCGGAACTATGTTGCCCATTGACTTTATTAGTGGACTTGTAAGGGCGGAGCTGGTCGATATTTTGATTCCTGGAGTAGATACAGAGTCGGATGACGAGCTCAGAAAGCGATATCTGCAGCGAGTTCGGCAGCCGGCAACCTCGGGAAATGCTGCTCAGTATCGGCAGTGGGCCACAGAAGTACCCGGCGTAGGAGATGCCAAAGTCTTTCCGTTATGGGCAGGACCTGGAACAGTGAAGCTTGCCATAGTGGATACCGAAAAACAGCCAGCCTCCTTAACCTTAGTGGATGAGGTTATGAAATACCTTGAAACCGTCCGGCCAATTGGTGCTGCAGTGACTGTTGTTTCGGCAGCCGCTAAGGGGGTTAATGTTTCAGCTGGAGTAGTGTTGGCCTCAGGTTATGCTATCCAAGCTGTGACAGATGCTTTTAGTGCATCCATGGAAGCCTATTTGCAAGAGATGGCTTTTACGGGTACCTATGTCAGTTATGCCAAAGTTGGGACATTACTGCTTAGCACACCTGGCATCATTGACTATGTCAGTTTAACGCTTAATAACGGCAATGCAAACGTTGCTTTACGGGATGAAGAAATACCGGTGCTTGGAACCGTAGGACTGGGGGTATGAAAAAATGCCCTATCCTGAGCAGATTGACCAGTTATCGCCAAAGTTCAATAGAAAGCCAGATGGCAGTGCTTATGCCGTTGAAGAAGAACTGCCAATTTTCGAGGGGGTGTATAGCGGGCTTTTAGGCCATGACAATATCACGAACAGCACGATCAGGGTTTATACGGAGTCACGTTTTGCTGGAGAAGAGATCACAAACTTTATTGTTTCAATCCCATCAGAATCCCCTTGGAAGCGGATGATTAAAATCTTTGCCAGTGTGGGTAAAGTGTATGTGACCTATGAGACTCTCGGGGATATGGTGGAGGCAGAAGATATCAATTTACTGCAAGAAAGTCTTATAGCGACTCAACAAGCGTTAGAGAGCTATAAGAAAAAGGGTATCGTTGATGGTGGAACATTTTTGGAGGAGGTGTAATTTGTGGCCCAAACAATAAGAATTCGTCGTGGTACAAAAACTGAGTTGATCGCTTTGGGTGCCTTGTTAACGGGGGAAATGGGACTATGCACAGATACTAAGGAAGTTTACATCGGGGACGGAATCGCCAATATTTTTGTTGGTCGGGTACTATCAGGCACAGAAGCGGCTCGGCCTAATGCAGGAGTATCGGGAAGGTTTTATTATGTTACTAGCGGAACTAATGTGGGTAATCTCTACCTGGATGATGGTGCAGTCTGGGAGCGAGTCAATGCGCAAAAACTGACGGATCTGACGGGAACCTTAGATGACATTGCTGATGGAACCACCTATGCCAAGGTCAAAAAATCAGATCTCACAAATGGTCAGGTTAATAAAGTGTCCGATGGAACGAACACTAAAACTGCAGTAGAAATAAAGACTCATATTGACGATTCTGCTAAACACAGATTGATCAATGACGCCGGGACGACGATAACTGATTTGTGGAGTGCTCAAAAAATAAACAACGAAATTGAGTTAGCCAAACATAATATCGAACCTCAAGCAAGCGTCAAGGATCAGAATCTTACCGCTCCCCCTGGGTCGCCAACGACGGGAGACCGATATATTATTCCCGCCAGTGCCACTGGGGCATGGGTCAGCCAGGCTACAAAAATTGCTGAGTGGAATGGTGCATCTTGGCTTTTTTACACACCCCAGACAGGTTGGACATGTTATGTCGATGATGAGCAAAAAGTGTATTCCTGGAACGGAACCGCTTGGGTAAGAACTGGCGGGGCTCTGCAAACTATCACCGCCGGTAATGGTCTAACTGGAGGCGGTCAGGCAGACACGGTCAGCATAACAGTTGGGGCGGGAAACGGGATCGCGGTAGGAACAACCACAGTGAGTGCTAAAGCAGGGAAAGGAATTCTCGTCAACAGCACTGGTATAGAAGCCAACATTGATACCAGCAGTATTGTCTATGATGCTGGCAACGGAAACAGGCTGATGGTATCTGTCGTGGATGGAGGAACCTTTTAGGGAGGAGATGATATGCCAAGGAAAGTAATGATCCAAATTAGGCGTGGTCTTGAAGCCAGTATCGGAACGCTGGCTATAGGTGAGTTAGGTTTTTGTACGGATACCAAAAAACTTTATATTGGAACGGATAGCGGCAATGAGTTGCTTGTCGCGGCGCAAACAGTTGGAGATATGCTAAAAAGTATTTATGACACTGATAATGACGGTAAAGTCGATGCGGCTGAGGCAGCAGAAAGTGTGCCATGGTCTGGTGTGACCGAGAAACCAAGCACCTTTGCGCCAAGCGCACATACGCATAGTCCTTCTGCAATTACTCAGGATTCTAGCAATAGACTTGTTACAGATGCAGAGAAGTCTACATGGAACTCGAAACAAGATGCCCTGGCTTATATTCCGGCAAATAAAGCTGGGGATACTTTTGAGGGAAAGATTAATCTTCCTGCCTCGACAGACTCCACGGCTTCCCTTAACCTTCCCCATGGTGTAACACCAACGAGCCCTGTTAATGGAGACGTATGGACAACGACTACGGGAATCATTACCCGCATCAATGGGTCAACCAGAACACTGGCTCATACAAGCACTTGGAGCACGGTATCTCAAGCAGAAGCAGAAGCAGGTGTTGCGACATCCACCAGATTATGGACTGCCCAAAGAGTGGCCCAAGCGATCGTCGCGAACGCTATGCCCAAGGGCGCAGTAACCTGGGACCAATTAAAGGGGGTGTAAGTCTAGTGGGATATGGAAATCAACTTTATGGCACAACCACTTTTGGCACAGAGGGCAGTGACGGTAATCTGACTGAATACACGATTCCTGACCTCATGAGATATTTGCCTGAGTATTATCAGAGCATTCGAGAAATGAAAAAACTCCAAGAGACTGCATCGGATGAGATGGGTCTTTTTTTATATGCCATTGACGATATGCTGAGTCAATGTTTTGTGGATACTGCCACATGGAGATTGGATTGCTGGGAAAGCGAGTTAGGTTTAACGACAGAGGCTAATAAGCCTATCGAGCGGAGAAGAGAGTCTATAAAAGCAAAAATTCGCGGCTCTGGCACAACCACCAAGCATATGATCTTGGATACTGCATCCGCCTTTTCGGGCGGGGAGGTGGATGTCATCGAGTATCCGGCAGAATATCGCTTTGAGGTACGGTTTATTGGGGTAAAAGGTATCCCGTCTAACATGCCAGGGTTTATTCAGATGCTGGAACAAATTAAGCCGTCCCATTTAGATTACAGTTTTAAGTATTCCTATACTTGGTGGGATTCTTTGAAATATCTCACTTGGAATAGCGTGAACCTGATGACTTGGAATGAACTGAGAGTGTATGAGTAAAGGAGATAAGCTATGCAAACGACGGCGAATTTAGGGTTAAAAAAGCCCGAAGGTACAGATGTTGTCAATATCCAAGACTTTAATGATAATGCGGATCTGTTGGATACAGCAGTGGCGGCAAAGGAAACTACGGCTGGGGCACAGGCGAAAGCGAATACAGCGGAGGCTAATGCAAAGGCTTATACAGATACCAAAGTTGCTGGTTTGGTTAATTCCGCTCCTGCTGCCCTGGACACATTAAAGGAACTAGCTAATGCCTTAGGGAGTGACCCCAATTATGCGGCCACGACGGCAACACTCATCGGTACCAAGGCACCGTTGGTGTCGCCCGCACTTGAGGGAACGCCTACAGCAACAACTGCCGCGGTTGATACGAGTACGACACAGGTTGCTACAACCGCTTTTGTGCTCGGCCAGGCCGGGACAACTGCACCGACCATGAATGGGACAGCGGGAGTAGGGGCTTCGAAGAGATATGCCAGAGCAGATCATGTTCATCCTGTTGATACGAGCAGGGTTGGGCAGGTGGATTTTGCTGCGCATTTGGCGGATGTGGCGAAACATGTTACTGCCGAAAAGCAAACGCTGTGGAATTCTAAATATTCGAAGCCAGCTCTAGGTATTCCAACAACCGACCTAGCAGCAGCTGTACAGACCGCCATAACTAAAGCTACGTCTTTGTCGGTGGCTACTACGTCAGACACTAGGTACGTTCTTTCGCACATAGTTATGGCGTGGAACGAAGCTGTAGTAGCGCAAAACACATGGGGTACTTTGAAATCAGTCAGCCTTACCCGATTAAAGGGCCACGACACACTGACTATCAATATGGAGTCACTGAGATTTAACGCTACCTCGAATACAGCGCAAGCGGCTGGCTATGGGACGCGTTTTTATTTAAACGGAGTCCAAAAGGTTTACTACGCGTCTGGTCGTGACTTGAGCGCGGATATTGACTTAACAGATATAGCTGTAGGTGCTTCTTATTCAATAAGAATTGACGTCTACAACGGCAACACTTCAAGTCCTACGTATATGTACGCCAACGCAACACTTGATTACAAAACAAACGAAGTGTACGCACTACAATAAAGGGAGGGCTAAACTTGCGTTACTATGCCGTTGTATCTAAAAAAGAAAGCGTAGTTACTAATTGCGCAGCTGTAGCAGAAGGTGCTATAGTTCGAGTGAAAGAAAACGAGATTCTATACGAAATATCCCAAGATACGTACGACGCTATAGGTAGTAAACAAGCTTACTACGAAATAAAGAACGAAGAGTTAATAATTCTTGAATTAACAGATATACCACCAGAACCCGAACCGCAACCAACCGAAAACGAAATTTTAAGGGATTATGTACTAAACCTCGATTATAGATTAATTATGATGGAACTAGGATTATAAGGAGGAGTTTTACATGCATACATTAACTTATACACTTTGCAAATCGAAAATTGAAAAAAAACAATTCATCTCGTTTGAACAAATGCATGAAATGCTAGATGTCTTTTACGCAGGAGAACGACTTACTACAGATGAATATCAAGAGTTATCTACATTATTATCATCACAACGGCAAACAGCTTAATACGCAGTTGACCCATTATGCGCAGAAAACGCCTAAATACGGGGTGTTATTTTTATGTCTCTAGAAAGGACAGTGGCAATATGGTCGATCAAGAAGTACTAATAGACATAAGAGAACGCCTCGTGAGAGTGGAGACAAAACTAGATACCCAAAACGGATTGAGAGAAAAGGTAGACTGCATCGAAAACAAGGCTACAGAAACGGAAGCTAGGTCAAAATCAAACTCTCACCGTATCGACAAACTCGAAGCAAACAATACATGGCTCTGGCGCACAGTCGTCGGGGCCTTTATTAGTACAGCGATTGCCGTAATCGCAATTATTAAATGAGCTTTTTATTCGAAGGAGCTGGTTAAGTGAAAGCAGTCATAAACTACGGCCACGGCCCTAAAGACATTGGTTATGATCCTGGAGCCATTGGGCCAACAGGTTATCAGGAGGCCATGCAAAATAAAGAAGTTGGAGAATTAGTCGTCACGAAGTTGAAAAAGAACGGCTGGGAGATCCTTGCAATTCAAGACGGAGATCTATGGGATGTGACAAACCAAGCGAACGACTATAAGCCACACTACTTTTTATCAATCCACGCCAACTCCTTCACAGATCCCAATGCCCACGGAATTGAAACGATAGCCTTAGGAGCTGGCGGGAAGGGAGAAAAGATAGCTAAGGAGATCCAGAAGGAGTTAGTCGCTGCAACTGGCCTCACTAATCGGGGGATTAAGTTTAATAATCTCCACGTGCTCAGGGAAACGGATTGCCCCGCGGTCTTGGTGGAGATCGGTTTTATCTCAAATCCCGCTGAAGAGGCACTCATGAAACAAGACCGGTTTGATGAGTCGGTGTCTTCGGCAATCTGCAGGGGCTTCAGCCGTGCTGTTGGTATCCCTTATACAGAATCGGTTAAAGATACTGCTCTAAATCCAGTACCTACCGTTATGTATCGTGTCATTCTAAATGACAAGCAGACCATGGCATTAAGTTATCAAGATGCTGCAATCGCCGAAGTAAAAAAGGCAGTTGAGGCAGGTCAAGCTCAAAAAGGAGCCGTACAGCGCAACACTGACAGCGTTAATGTTTTTGAGTATACCATGACACAAAACAATAACTGAGAAAATCTGAAGGGGCATTGGTCAGTTCCGGGGATTGGGTATGGGCAAAAAGGTTTAAGTTTATCTACAGCTGTATTTGAAAGGGAGGAAAACAGAGGTGGATGTTATTTTAGCGTATCTCCAGAATTACTGGGGGATAATCCTATTCGTTATAGGCTTTATCACCTTCTTGGTAACTCAAGGGAAGGCTGAGGCTGCACAGATCATTCTCTCGCTTATGCTCCGAGCTGAGAAGGAAGCAGAGTGTCTGGTGCTCAAAAACGGGGATGAAAAGTTTTCCTTTGTAGTTGATTATGGTTACCGGTTACTGCCCAGGACTGCGCGGCTGTTTATTACTTATACAATGTTTTCGGATATGGCTAAAATATTTTATGCTAGTGCAAAGAATTACTTATTAGGGATAAAAAATTCTGACGAGAATCAAAAGCCGAAACAGGTATGAATGTGAGGGGTTTGTTAAGCTTGAAAAGGGAGATGCAGTTAGTGCTTATGCTAAGTTTGCTTTGTACTTTATTATGGTGATCTCAAGCGTTCAGCAAGCCTGATCTTGCTACGGTAAGAGTAATCCAGTGAATACTGATGAAGGCTGGCAGAGCTAAATTTGCCTTGATATCAGTGGAATACAAACAAATAAAGCAAGTGCTTTTGAGAAAGAATTTGATGTAGTATAACCTCCTACTTATAATGATTCATAACACCAGCTGTTGAATCATTATAAGACAGGAGGTTATTTATGTTTACCTTAAATATCAATGGTGAAGATGTCTTTGCTATGAGTGACAAACGTTTATTACTCTTTTTAAGAGACGATTTGCGGATTGCTTCGGTAAAAGATGGCTGCAGTGAAGGGGCCTGCGGGACATGTATGGTTTTAGTGGATGGCAAAGCGCTTAAGGCTTGCGTGCAGAAAGTATCGAAGTTCGTAGGAAAACGGATTCTCACCGTTGAAGGCTTGAGTGATTTGCAGTGTCCCTATTATGTCCATGGTGCAGTGGCTAAGGCTCTGGGTTATGAGAAGAAGGACGTTCAGGTTATCCAGGATGTCACCGGCGGGGACCTTGGCGGTAAGGAAGCCTTCCCTTCCATTCTTGCTTGTCAAACCGCAGTTGCAGCCAAAAAGGCCAACAAGCCGGTGAAGGTGATCTTTGAGCGGCGGGAAGACATGGAGTTTACTTCCAAACGTCATCCCTCCATTTGCACCTATAAAGTTGCCGTGAAAGACGGAGAAATTACCGGGATGGATATTGATGCTGTCCAAAGAACACTGGTGTATACAGCAGCGAGGCCCATCAGAGGATGTCTCATATAG